CGCAAACACGGGGCACATGTTTTGTGTGGGAGCCCCAACATACGACGGATCGATAACATCTCCATCTCCACCGGATCCAACTGTATATGTTTATGAACTCATAAATAATACATGGACGCAAACGTTTTCGAATACGTGTGTTGACATAGATTTTACACTTCCTCTTAACGGAGGGAGTTTTATAGTAGATAATCAGTATAGTAGGTATGGACACTCCGTTTCTATGTCATACAATGGTGAACACATTATCGTAGGTGCACCTGGTACAAATTTAGATGTGTATGATAATACCAATACCAACATAACAACGAATGATGCATACCGATCAAATTTTCCCACCGCGGGTTCGGATTATCAGTGGACTGATCAGGATTATAACGGAAACGATGCTGATTACAATATCATGAGAGGTGTTGGGTGGGCTCGCGTTTTCACACGTGGTACAAATTCGACCTGGTCCGGAAATACAACACAACTTGGTAATATTTTAAATGGCGAAACAATATATAATTTTACTCCATACAATGGGACTACCAATATATATGGTTGGCTAGATGGTAATCAGACATCATGGTCTATGCCATCGTTCGGTCAGGTTGTGGATATCGCGAAACTGAATCAACTCACTGTAGATGATGTTCGAATCGCGATTTCATCACCAACCGCCGCATCTCCTATAAATCAGACCTATGGACACGCACAGGGAAATGTGAGAGTATTTAAATATAATACCGTTACTTCGAATTGGGATGAGGAACAACAATTAGTTGGGACCGATGTAACTGAACAGTACGGTTCGGCGATGAAACTTGATTATACTGGTGAACGTATATGTATATCCGCATCTAAATTCGATACTACACTGGCTACTAACAACAAAACAAAAAAATTGCACGTTTTAGATTGGAACGGTACAAACTGGTGGGAAGCTCAACCCATGATTTACATGTATGCTGGTACAAGCTATGACACTTTTCAGTTATCCATGACAGATGGTAAACATATTCTCGTTACTTCCGCGCTTTATGGAGAATTAAGAACACAACGGGTTGTTCTGACTCAGCAGTTTATAGGAAACAGTTTATTCGAAGGATACATAGCAAGTAATCACGTGTACGTGGGTGCGAACGAAACGAGTATAGCGAGTTCGAGTGAAAACACAAAAGGAAATAAGACAATCAGTTTTGGTGGATTTTTGGGTGACAGTATGTATGAAAATACGACGATAGAAAATCGTACATACGATCAGTTTAGTCAGGGAGATAGTGTGTATAGAAAAGGTCGAACCGAATTACTCGTTACAAAATTTACATCCGCTCTAGGTGTAGATGCTGTTCGAATCATATCCGGGGAAATTTTATTAGGAAACACATTCGACGGGACCGTCGCTATACGATCTACAAATGGACAGTGGAGTACTAATCCGTTTAACAAATATAATAGAACCTCTAATTCTCTTGGTGTTGATCTAAAAGGAAATGTGGGTATACGACCCATAGTAATCCGACACAGTGATGAATCAACGACTAACATTCCGGCTGGAACGGTTACTAATGTAAACGACTCGCGTGAACCCGGAACGATATCAGCATCGGCGGCATTTGATGTAAACGGTGATGCGACTATCAGGAGTAAACTGATACTTTCCGATCCGGATAGACTCAATAGAATTGGATTTGGAAAAGAACCACCAGATTTCGGGTATGACACGTGTAATTACTCAATATTATATGATGGTAATAAGGTGAAGTGTATAGAATCTCGGTCAGATTGGGATGGTGCGGGTGTGGCGTACGTGGAAGGGTTCGGTACACTGGGAGGTGGGGCAACCTTATCTAAAACGGAAAAGGCGTTTGAATTTGGTTCGTCGGGGGGGTACGTTAGTTCCACTTGTTATAGAGGTAGTAATAATTCTGGACAACGAGCGGGTATATCGTTTTGGTTAAAACTTAGCGCTGTACACAATAGTAGTAATTATCCCGGACTTGTTATTTGGCATACGAATCGGGTTCATTGTATGATAAACGGAAATGGAATATATCTCGTTACAGATGGTACACATACAGCGACGTTTTCGAGTTTTACATTTAGTATAGATACATGGTATCACATTCTCGTAAAATTACCGGGTGGAATAAGTTCGAGTGATCCCCCACCCGATCCTATGAGTTCGACAAACACAAGTTTAACAATCAACGGAACCGAATACACACCGTCTCTTAGCGGATTGTCGGCTGGTGTATACTGGAATGGTCCACACACATTTACAATTGGGTCAGGTTATAGCGGTATAAGAAATGCGTATATAGGTTTATTTTCGTATTATATAAACTGGGCTGATAGTGGAGCGGGATCTGAAATTCCATATGTTCCTACCGTCCAAAACTTAATCGATTATGGATCCCCCACGGACGTTTTAATGGTTAACGGTGATATACAAATCAAGGGTGATATTTATCAAAATGGTACGTTATTCACGGGTGGTGGTGGAGGTGGAGGTGGAAGTAGTCAATGGACGACTGTAAACACGAATGAGATATATTACGCACTCGGTAATGTTGGTATCGGAGTAACGAACCCATCGCATCTATTAGACGTTGCCGGAAATATTAACTTTACCGGCGATTTATATCAAAATGGTTCATTATACACTCTGGGTCTATCGCAATGGACTACGGGTAGTACCGGTATATACTACACTGGTGCTAATGTGAGTATAAACTCCACCGTAGCATCTTATGAATTGGATGTTAATGGAACTATACGCGCGACGACTGATGTACTCGTAACATCCGATCAGCGTGTGAAAACTGATATTAAAAAAATAGAAGGCGCATTAGATAAAATATGTAAAATTGGTGGGTACACGTACACACGTGACGGAAAAAGATCAACGGGGTGTATAGCACAAGAAGTGAAAAAAGTTCTTCCGGAAGTTGTCAGGGGTTCGGATGATACAGAATACGCACTCGCATACGGGAACATGACCGGTTTGATCATAGAAGCCATAAAAGAATTAAAAGGCGAAATAGATGGACTTAAATCTTCTCTTGGTATTATATAATGCCTACATATGATTATCCTCTAAGTTTAAATACAATATCATATGAGGCGGCAACAAATTCAACACCACTTACCATGACAGAACTTTACGGTGTAAAATTCACCGATGGATCTAAAACGGCGCCGTCAGGAACTATCGCACTTTCAGATTTTCGATTAAAAAACGTACAACCGTATAAAAATGAAGAACAGTTAGTCCCTTCGAATGTAACTACAGGTGATAGATATGGTCTTTCAACTGCATTTGCCACTGGTTTTACTGCATGGGGATATTACCTTTTCGTATCAAGTTATCATGATGATTACAATAGTTATACTAATGCCGGTTCTGTATATTTATACATAAAAGCTACCGAATCGCAGGGGGGTGGTTGGACTCTTAGTCCGTACACAATTACTCCCCCAGATCCAGGTTCGTATGATTATTTTGGAACGGCTATTTCCGTAGATAAATATGCTACTTGGATCGCCGTGTCAGCTCCTTATTGGGATTCTAATACTTATACCGATACGGGAGCTGTATATTTTTATGAGAGATCGTTGTCAAATCACCGCCAATATACTTATAGAGGAATACAATCCGGTCCGTATCAACAGGCAGGGGGACGTTTGGGGTATACCCCAATGAGTCTTTCCATGGATTCTTGGGCTACTTATACCGTTGTCGGGGGCCCTTATTTTTATGGTTACGGTTATAGTTATCTCGGTCGGGTATATTTGTATACCAGGTCTGGTTCTACGTGGTCTTCGAGTATTTCAAATGTTTTTTATCCACCAAGTTCTGATTATAAATCGTATTTGTATTATGGTTATTCCGTTAGCGCCAAGAACTCGGAGTGGTTCATAGTGGGAGCGTTCGGTGCGGATGATAGTCCTTATACACGTTGTGGAGCAGCCTATGTATATGCGAACTGGGGGGGTACATGGGAATTTGAACAGAGACTAGTGGCTTCAGATAGGGGAAACACTTTTTATTTTGGTTTTAGTGTAGATATATCAGAAGATGGTTATTATATTATCGTCGGATCACATTACCGGAATCATCAGGGTTATACCCGTGTCGGAGGGGCATATATATTCATAAGATCTGGAGCAATATGGCAAGAACAGGCGATACTTAATCCCCCAGTTTACGCCAATAATACATATTTTGGTCAAAAGGTTCACATATCTCCTGATGGTTCATATGCTGTCGTAGGAGCTGAAGGGGAACAGAGTTCTACTGGTTCTGTTTGTGTATTTTCGAGGTCGGGTACAACTTGGAGTCTTAGATCAAAAGTCACAGCTTCAGATGCATCTCCAAATTATCGGTTTGGTAACTCGATTGCTATTTCAGAGGATTTCGGCGGAAAGGCGCGAACGTTGATGGTAGGAAGTTATAATCATTCTGGTGGTCGCGGTTCTGTATATACGTATCAAATAGAAGATTTACCGGTGGTTCAAACGAGTGTAACATCTAGTGTATCGATGTCGGGAGGTATATTTACGTATGATGCACCTGTTTCCATAACATACCACGGTGAGCGCGTGGCATACGGAAGCTATGCGGTTAGTATCATAGCTAATACTCCTAATTCTGGTGTTGTAGGAATATTTAAAAAGAATCAAGGATCGTTCACACTCGATACCACAATTACCGCATCTGATGCGGGTACTAACGATCAATTTGGTACAAGTGTTTCCATTACAGATGATCGCTACGCGTGGACCGATCAGCTCCTCGTAGGAGCCCCTTTATGGGATGATACTTCTAATAATTTTAGTAATTCGGGAGCAGCGTATCTGTTTACTCTATCTGGAGGAGTTTGGACAGAACTAACAAAATTTTTACCTTCAGATCCGTCTACTAGTGGTGGTGGATTTGGTGATTCTGTTGCTATACATGAAGATTACGTACCCATATACGTCGTGTCGAGGCCGGGCTGGGATGATACTTCTAATAATTTTACCAACGCAGGAGCGGTATATTTATTTACCATACATAACACGTCAATAGGACAAGTCTCCCCGATAGATAAACTTATTTCACCAAACGCGGCTTCGAACGAAAGGTTCGGTAACAGAATTGATGTTTCTCAAACATTTCAATCCAATGATGCTCGCATCGTCGTATCAGCCTTGGGATCTGAGAAAGTGTACATTTTCAGACCGGGAACGGGAGGAGCCAAGGCGGCGGGTTGGTATTGTATACACACAATCACAGAACCCAGTATATCTACAATTGGTCGTAATTTTGGTTGGGACCTTTCTATATCTGGAGATGGAAAACGTTTAGCCATTGTGCGACGTGGTCATTCACATCCAGAGGTTGGTGTGGTTTTTATATATAAATACGAGGTCGCGATCGACTCCTTGTCTCTTGAACAGTACGTAACACCTCTTAACGATTATGAATCTAACATCAGGAATATAAATTCGGTATCTTTATCGTATTCAGGAACACGTCTTTTGATAGGTGATTCAGATAGAGGAAGAGCTTATCTATACACGAGAGACTTATCCGATGTACTTTCGGAATGGACTCACAGATTGCGTTATTTACTTAAAAATCCTCACGCGCGAAACTCACAATACGGAGATATAGACAATTTTGGATTTCGCGTTAAAATGTCGGGTAATGGAAATCACGCGTTGATAACTGAAAATTATGAACCTTTTTTATTCTCAGAAGAATATTAGAAATATGATAGCTTTGTATCACGAAATTAATCTTGAAAAGGAAAAGTTAGAAAGAATACAGGAGGAACTTACTTTAGAAAAATCTAAAGTGCAATCTTTATTAGATTTGAAAAGTGGTATTCGTGATAATACAAATATTTTACATAATGTATACGACACATTTCAACGCGAAACTTCAAAAATAGTAAAAATACAAAACGAACTTCGAGAAGTAAAGCATACTTCAGAAAGGGCGCACATCCAACTCGGATTTGAAAGAGAACGAGTAAATACGTTACAAAACGAACTTCAAGTAGAGAAGGAAAAACTTGATTCGTTACGTTCTGTTGTTCAGACGGAAAAGGAAAGAGCCGATACTAATGAAGTCGAACTCAGAAGTGAGCAAGTCAAAACGGCAAACCTCCAGGATCGTATGGAAGTCATGGAAAAAGCCTATCACGCCATGTTAGCGCGTGTGATTACACTCGAATCGTAACATTTTGCGCATTTTAGGAATACTAAAACGAGTAAAATATGTATTTACTTTTTAACCGAATCCATCGCGGCTAACGCGACGACACCGACTATAAAGAAGAATACGAGGAAATTACACTCGGTATCTTCATCGGTGACCGGTTCTTCCGGTTCCGGCTTTATGGGAACTTTTTCTACTATGCGAGGTGCATCGACTACGATTTCCTTCTTTCTGGGAATTGGCACCTCGATCGGATCCTCGAAATCGATCGGGCTGTAGGCTACCATTTATATAGGTTTACAAATTAATTTCTACCTTCTTCTTTCGCCCTCCTTTCCTGGCCTTTGCTGGAGGAAGTTTAACCTCCTTCACATCGTCCTCTCCATCTTCTGCAGCCTTTTCGGAAACAATATCCGAGATGTCATCGTCATCCTCTTCCACCTCGGGAATGTATTCCTTCTGTGCGACGGGTGTAACGGGGGTCGTGTTCATAGGGGGACCCGGAGGCATCATGATATTACCCATCAGACTCGAAATGTCGAGTCCCGGGCCGCGCATCTCGTGGCGCTCACCCGGGGGAGTGGTGGGCTTCTGAGCATTATTAGACATGGTATTCTGCACAGCGCTCATCATGTTTTGCATGAGGTCGGGGTTTTGCTTCATAACGTCGTTCACATTAGGCATGACCTGCTTGAACATAGAGTTCGTGAGATGGAACATCATCGCGGAACCACCAAGCATCATGATAAGCTTGATCTCTGGCGCGACATGCATCTTCGTTCTGTACTTGACATACAGCTCCTCGAACACTTCATCGTAATCATCCTGATTCTCCATCACGTTCTCCGACCAACCCTCGAGCTGAATATCGAAGGGATTGTACTTCTTATTCAAGAACTCAATACCGGTCACGCACGCGATGAGCATACGACGCGAGAACTTGATAGACTTGTCAACGTCTATACTGTACGTAATACGTTTAACCTCCGTGCGTAGATCGTCCACATTCGAATAGGCGTTCAATGATTTATTGATGTTAAATCCACGCTTCTCGAGACGTCCAAGTTTGTTTAAAAGATCAGACTTCTCTTCGTCGACCGTCTTGTATCCGGGTGACGGTTGCTCTTCCTGCTGTTCGGGACCGTAATCAAACGCCGCGGGAGCAGCGTTGTACGCGTTGTCATTATCGTATTCACCGTGATCAATAGGTTCGTCCATTTGTGGGGGCGGGGGAGCCGCCTGCTTAGAAGGGTTCGCGAAGGCATCTACATCCTCTTGGAACATGTCGGCAGGCGGAGCATCTGTCCTATGCATTCTCTGAATAGAAGGTGCGCTCGTCGTTTGCGCACGAGGTCTACCGAAATCGAGTTGAATCTCATCCATCATGGCTTGTTCCTTCTCGTCAAGCTTCATGACCGAATCGCTGCCTCTGTCGAGGACAATTTCACCGTCCATTACTCTCTATAATGAAACTAATCTATTCTCTTTAACGCACTTTATAAAAAAATATCAGCACATAGTAAAATGAAGCTCGACTCTACCAATCGCGCGACACTCAAGGCCATCGCGATCACCATCGGATTACTTTTCATCATCGCTCTCCTTTTCGGTGAGCGCAAGTCTAGGTACCAGCCTAAGAACATCGATATCGAGGCCGTCTCTCAGGCGTCCCTGATGTCCCTTAAGAGCAGCGTCGACTGCCTCGACCAGAGCGTCTACTCCACGAGCACGGGCGGTGTCTGTGGCGACCAGCAGCTCGTTCGTGATCACGCCAACTACAAGATTGTTGGTTAAATTTTTTAAGTCATACTCATTTCTACCTACATCGTCACAACGTATTTAAGTAGAAAAATTCTAAGTGTATTATAAATGGCGCTTCTCATCGCTCCATCTCAGCCCGATATCCCTGATTACAGTCACGAGATTCATACGGTGATCGTTGATAATATTGGCCAATCTTCACAATCCGATTTCACCGCTTTCATTCCCACTCCTCTCGAAAATGTTGTTCAAGCTCGCTTAGTGTCAGCTTCACTGGTGACAACGGGAGGTACGTCCCAAACGGCTATTCATCTGGGTATAGAAGAACTTCGTACACACTTTACGCAACAAACACAATCATCTATCAATTTCGGTGGCGACGGTGATCCGACTACGGATACGAAAAATCACTTAAACGGTGTGTTCGGTACAATCATAGGTCAGCACGCGCTCATAGGACCCAGTCAGACTGATCGAGTGTTACTATTCAAAGATGAATACCCCATCGTACAGTGCTACCATAATCCCATACGTAAACTTAACCGTCTTACATTTAACATCGACAAACAAGATGGTACATCGGCCACGGTCGGAAACTCTGTGTTTATATTTCGCATCACGTGCCGCAAGAAGAACCTCGCATAGAATTCAGGGCAATTTAAAAATACTTTTACTATAGTAAGTATGTCTTCTGGAATCGTGCAGTTAGTGGCTATCGGTGCCCAAGATGAGCATATCATCGGGGAGCCCGAAATCTCGTTTTTCACTTCCACATTCAAAAGGCATTCTAACTTTTCACAGTCCGTCGAAAAGCAGACGATACAAGGAGCTGTGAAAGGTAATTCCATGTCATCTATCAAGTTTGAAAGGAATGGCGATCTTCTAGGATACACCTATTTCACGATAGATAATAACACACAGGCGGTCGATCTCCAGGATTGGGGAGATGTCATAGATAAGGTCGAATTATTGATCGCGGGTCAAGTTATCGACGTTCAAGATTACGACTTCACCGAGAATATCGCGATAGATATGTTTGCTCAAAACGTCTCGAAGAGTTCTAACGGTGTCCACCCCGGCGCATCTGCTCGGTCGTATTTTCACCCCCTTCGCTTCTTCTTTTGCGAGGGTCCCCAATCCGCGATTCCTCTCGTAGCGCTGCAATACAGTAACGTAGAGCTGCGCATTTATTGGGGTCCCGAGGCTGGTAATTACAACGTTGATGCATACGCCAATTACTACTATCTAGACAACGAGGAACGCGGAATAATGGCTTCTCGCGAGCATAACATTCTCATCACACAGGTTCAAAAGAGTATACCGTCCGGTGAACTCGTTCAAGAGCTAACGTTCAATCATCCGGTCAAATATATCGCTTGTGCCAATACGAATATGGAAAGTACACTGACTTCCATAGATAATAAAGTGAAAATCAGTATCAACGGTACGGATATCAGTTCGTGGAAGTGGGCGAAACCCCATTTCGTGGATGTTCAGCATTATTACCATACGAACTTCGTCACATCCCCAGATTGTTTCCTACACGCGTTTTGCCTAAACACGAGTTCTTTACAACCTTCGGGTTCCCTTAACTTTTCCCGGGTCGAATCAGTAAAAATTCATAGCGAGTCACGAGATATCATTGACCCTATTTATGCGGTCAACTATAATATTCTCAGAGTGAACAACGGTATGGCGGGTCTCATGTACGCAAATTAAAATGCACAGTAATATTAAATGCCGAAGAACTTAAGTACTGTCGGTGGTGCTACAGAACTCCGGTTCGGTAAAAACTGTCGCGAAGACCAGCACAATAACTCCGTTGTCATTAACGCAAGTAATGATAAAATTGACGCTACGAAAGCGGGTGGTTTTTACCTCACACCTTTAGAACTATCTACCGAGTTTGCGAGTGATGGCACAGATGCAACCACGAACACGTTCGTAGCGTACAATCAGAGTACAAAACAATTATTCAGAACACAAGTTCCCATAAGTATTACGGGTATCTCTAGTGCGGGGGCTGGTGCAGAAGGTGATTTAAACGTCAACGGTAATCTTTACGTTACTGGTAACGTCACGTCCATCGGGACGGTCGCTAATATTCACGTGACCAATTCCCAGTTTAAGGATGGTCTTATTGAAATTGGTACGAATAATACCGACCTCGCGACGTTTGATCTCGGGCACATCTATAACAGGCCCGTAGGAAGCTCGAACGTCGCTCTTTGCTACGATGCTTCCGCTACGGAGCTTATCATCGCGTACACGGATAGTAGCGCTGCGGCTGAAGTCGGAGCTGCCTCTAGTCATCAGGTGATTCCTACTAACGAGACGATGAACGTCCACGTGTACGGTAAACTTTTCACCGAGTCTAACGTCGGTGTGGCCAATACCACGCCGGACCATACATTTTCCGTGGGTGAAAAATGTTTCATAGAAGCCGACGGAAATCACGACAACGTGTTAGATGTTCGTGGTAATACGACGATCGAAGGTGCCATCATCACGAACACGGGTGGTGTCACTAAAAAGACATACAGTGATAAAAATACGATTGCCTCTGGTACGACTGCCGCGGGTGCAGCACTCACACTCACCTTTACGAGACACCCGTTTTACGCGAAAATTGTAGCACAACTTATCGATGATACTGATAACGAGGTGAGTACTATGACCATAGATGTAGCGGGTGGTGAACGTGGTGGCGATGCTGCTCCTCTCGATCTGGCCCTTGGACCTATTTCCATTTTCGGTAATACCAGTACGAACCCGTGGAGTTCTACGGTCTCTGTCACACAGACTACTATGGTACTCACTCCAAGTGCAGACTTTTCTAGCGGTCCGGGAAGCTATTCCATCTTCGTCGAATACATTTCACCCGAAACCGCGGGCGCGCTCACGAGCATCAATAGCGTTACCTTTGGGTATTAAAAAAACATATTCATAAACTATAGATGTCGGAGACAAACGTTCAATTATTTCCAGGTGCTTTCAGAAGTACCGTGGGAGGTGCAAATCCAGGCTTCTTCTTACATTCAGACGGACGTGTGGGTATAGGTAACACCGCCCCCGCTACTCGACCCGAATGGTCGTCAGATGTCAATGATAGAAATAAGTTAAACGTTTCGGGACATACGCACATAGACGGAAATCTTAACGTTAATGGATATGTATACGGAGACGGTTCGAATATGACGGGGGTTGCCCGACCATGGGTACAAGCAACCTCGAACCCGGGGACGGATATTAAATACGAAGGGGGTAATGTTGGAATAGGTGGGGAACCATCTAATACGAATATACTTAAAGTACATGGAACCGTCGAAGCGACGTCGTTCAGTGGTATCCAGGCGTCGGACGTCAGTGGTCTAGGAACATTTGCACTTAAAAATGATGGTAATTATGATATCCACAATTCCTGGCTTCGTGAAAATGGTGACAACTCGTTCGTCAAATTATATGGTAACAGTCGCACCATGGTATTCAGAACAGACGGTACTAATGCGTATGGATCGAACGGTGGATACCCATTTATTTGGCTTTATCAAGGAGATGCTCCAGGTAATAGAAGAATGATATTAAACACTAGTGGTCAATTATGGCTGTCCAATTATGGCTGGCTCCATGATTATTTCGCTAAAACGAATGGCGCCACTATCAACTTCCCCACTATCCACGCCCCCCATATCCGCAACGCCGACCTCCATAGCGGTACGTACGTTTACGGTTCATACTATTCTCACAATTTCTACGACCATGAACACGATTATTGGACAAACGGTGGACAAATTCGGGCAGACGCGCCAGGAGCGGTAACTTATGGGTTAATCGTGCAGTATAGTATCCAATGCGAAGCAGTATCCGTTACGAGTGACGAGAGGATTAAACGTGATTTTATGGAAATTGATGATACATTCGCGTTGGATAAACTAAGACAACTTAAACCAACATCCTATAAGTACAAAGACGTAAATCGTAATACGAAGGATAGGGTTTTAGGTTTCATAGCACAAGAAGTTGCCGAAGTGTTACCCGATGCCGTTTCGATATCAGAAGGTATACTACCCAATATGCAACTCGAAGCTTCTGTGAAGAAAATCGACGAAGAAAAGTTTGAATTTACACTAAAAAAACCCCATTCCGTCAAGGTAGGTGTTAAATTAGAAATTAAAGCACCAAAACTTGATCATATGGAAGTAGACGTCGTATCCGTTATCGATGATACTACATTCACCGGCACTGCCAAGGATTTCGACATGGATAAGGTAGGAGATCGTGTTATAGTATACGGAGAATACGTTGACGATTTTCATAGCCTCGACAAAAATGCCATATGGACGGTCGCCACAGCCGCCCTCCAAGAAGTGGATCGTCAACTCCAAGCCGAAAAGGAAAAAGTAAAAAGTCTAGAGGAACGTCTAGCTGCTTTGGAAGCAGTTGTTCTTAACCAATAATCATTACCTCACATAAAATGCATTACATTTTATCTAAGCTAATATAAATGGTGCAGACGACGAGCCATATATTTTCAGGGAAAGTCGATATCGAGAGTAACCTCTTGGTAGGCTCTTCTCACTTATTCGTCGATACCACTAACAGTCGTGTAGGTATCGCAACGACCGATCCTCATGCAAGTTTACATGTGAACGGAAACGCATACGTGGAATCTAACGTGGGTGTAGGTTCAAATATCGTTCTCGATGGGGATACGGGAATCATCACCGCCACGGAGTTCCGGGGTGATGGAAGTAATTTGGTCGGTGTACTCACATCTTTAGAAAATGCTACACAAGAAGGCAATACAACGAGTACAACGGTCCAGTTTACAAACGCCGATACATCCCTAGTCGCTTCAGGGAATGTCGTTGTCACTGGTAATGTTACGGCTGCAACGTTCGTCGGTGACGGTAGTCAGCTTACGGGTATAGCCACGACTCTTCAAGCGATTACGGAT